TCTAGTGATATGGCCTACAACGGTACCTTTATGTTCCCCTTCTTTTATGGTGTAACCTGACGTACCATTACCATTAATTTCAACTTCTTTTCTACTTCTCAATAGAATGTCGTTCTTTTCTTTTACTTGTTTATCCGTGTAGTTTTTGAATATTAAGTCTTTTAATCGTTCTATCATAATATTATTTATATGAAGTTCCGACATATGAGGTATGTTCTTTTTGCATACCTTAAATATTAAGGTTTTTGTTTATTATTGAAGTGTGTGTAAAAGTTCTCAACTGACTCAATCAGTTTCTTTTCATAGTCGGCTTTGTCTTTAATGAAACACTGAGCAACACCATCTTCACAGGCCAATAAAACAACAATCTGTTCTATCTTCTGATTAAATAATTCTTCATACATCATAGCATAGGCCGTTGTTTGTAAGAAGTAATTTTCAATCCAACCTTCTTCTCTTTCTTTATTAGCAGATTTAAAATCTATAACTGATAATTTACCATTGTAATCGGCTACACAGTCTACCTGACCAGCAAGTGTAAGTTTTTTACTATACATAATTGCTTCAAGTAATCTGACGTTATCAATTTTATCTACGTATGGTTTGATGAGTTTAAATAAACCTAAAGGTAATACATCACGTATTGAAGGCGTTTGGTTTTTCATATACTGTTCTACCAAAGTGTGCATAGCCTTGCCTCGTCTGGATGCTCTACCCATTTCCCAATTGGCAACTGACTCGCCAACATTATTACGCCATTCTTGTAATGATTCTTTTTTAAGTAAAGATAATACAGAAGTTACTGAAGGATAAGATTTACCATCTATCTCGTAAAATCTGGTGCCGTTTATGTTCTTGCCTTTTGTATTTGGTAATACACTTGTGTCTAAATTAATAAACTTAAATTCTCTTGTCATATTCTAATAATATATCATAATAAAGGTCGTTTGTCAACCTAAATCATTGGTTCGTACTTCGTCTTACCGTTTTCTGTAAAGGCTCTTAGATATTGTTTTCTGCCTATAATATCACTTCGATAAGAACAATGCACCCAACCGCTATTTACATCTTCTGGTTTCCAAAATTCAAGTATGAGTTGGTCAAAATCCAAGTTTAAATAAATCCAATCAGCCAGGTCTTTATTAGCAATACCACCTATTTCAAAATCCGCCGCCTGGCCCTTCGTATGTTGACTGGTCGTTGTTGAACCTATCTTAACACAAAGTTCTGGTGATCTATAACCTGAAGTTATAATTAAAGGTTTACCAAAATGATCTCTTACTGGTTGTAAAATATTAACTGCCAATTGTTTTAAATTATCTAAAGCTTCTTCAGTTGGTTCATTTGATATACCAAATCTTGTTGCTGATTCGCTTTTAGTTAATTCTTTAAGTGATACGTTTTCTGTTAAGTTCATATTAGCCTCTTGTTAGTTTTAATATTTTATCTATTTGTGCCTTAATAATAGGGCCTCTATTTGGCCAATGTATATAAGGTTCGTCACTCTTACTTAAATTATACAGAAAAGGTAATATTACTTTTTCAATATCTTTAAATCTTTTTAATGTATCTTCACTTGCTAATTCTTTTGTAATCGTTTCTTTTTCATTTACAATTTCCATAATTTCATTCATCATAGATTTAATTGATGATACATCTGATTTAATTTTAGATAGTTCTACGTTATTAGTCTCTATAACTTTAGGGTCTATTGATGGCGCTGCAGCTGCTGGTTTGTTTGTTACTGGAGTAAATCCAAAATCTTCATCTAAATCAAAGCCACGCATATAATCAGGAATATTATTGTCTACCATTTGTTTTTCTTTCTATGTTTAGCTATTACTTGTTCAGTTTTAGACTGTTTAATAGTTTTTTTACCATATCTTTGCCCAAGTGGGCTAGCAGGATGTGCTTCTGCAATCCTAGACATATTTTCTTTCCAACCTTGGTCATTTTTATATGTAAGGCCGGCAACACCACCTACTATATTTAGTGTGGTAAATACTTGTCTTATGTTCTTATTCTTCAGTAAATAACTGTCTAATTCTGACATTGACATTTGTTCGGTATACTCTTTACCGGTTTTTAAATTTTCAAAACTATATATTGGCATATTATTTTTTAATATTTATCTTAGGACAAAAGATAACTTTACCAGTATTTTGATTTAAATGATTTACAGCTAGTTTATTAGTTTGCTTATCCATCAAATATGAGTTTTTAAGTTCATCAATATAACTGCCATCACTAAATTTTTGAGTACAGTAATAACGGTCAAAATTAATTTCACGAATTATGTGTGTAGTTGTTGTCTTATCTTTTTCGAAAGATATAATTATAGGTTGGTTATTTGGTAAAGAAATTTCATTTTCATTTATTAAATAATTAGCATTTATAATTTTACCTTTATCATAATTTTCAATTACTCTAACTGTTACGGTCATTGTTGCTGAATTACTATTAGAATATGCTGAATTTGTTATTAACATAAAGATTACAAATTTAAAAAATATTTTTTTCATAATATTGTTGTTATATATATAACTCTTTTGTCTTTATTCCTTTTGAATACCATTCGGGTATTGGCCTTTTAGTCCATTTAGCAAAGTAATTTTTAGCAACGATATAATAATTGTAATATGAATGTAAACTATTATTTGGTACTATACAAAGTGGAAAATGACTCATAGCTGGTGGTGGATCAAAGAAAGGTACATTAGGTATATTTAGTGGTGATATCGGAAGAACATCTTTTAGTTTTGAATATGTAGAATGTACTTTACCATAACGATATGTATATTCATGTGAGAGTGCGACCCATAATTTTGCTGTGTATTGATAGTTGTTTACACTTTTTCTTACCCATATAGCTGATGGGTGGTTCATCATTGTTGATTTGTATAATATATTTTCTAAGTTTGAATTGAGTATATATCTTTTGTATTTACGGTTGTTAATTGTACGGCCATTTTGTTCAACCCCATCAAGAACTCTATGAGCAGTTGATAATAGTTGAGCATATTCTATAATCATTTTTACAACGTGTTTATCACAATGCATCTCGGCAGATTTTATAGGGTCTTTATCTAAGTAAAATATGTTCATTTTATATATAATCTTGCTAATGTTTTTTGATTACCTATATGTGAATCTTCTAATTTTTCTATTTTAAAAAGTTTAGATAATAAATCATAATATTGTTCTCTGCCAACATAATCATGTATAAAAATTACTGAATTTTTTTTAGCTTTTGCTAATAATATTAGTGCTATTGTTACTCTTGCTAAACCATCTATAATAAACATATTAGCATTTAATATTGTTTCATCCGGTAATATATAATCTTTTAAACCTGCCGGATTTTCTTCTCCTGTTCCGCCTATTGTGCGAATCAAATTTGTTTCTGGTTTATGAAAATATGTATGATTTTTAAAAAGTTTTGTTTTATTTGATACTAAATCAAACCATGTTTTGTC